TCCACAATCACTACTTCTCCACCACCCATTCCAACTTTTTGCATCTCTAATGTGGCATTTCCATATTCTAAATCATAACTAACCGATACCTTATCACCTGGTGTCTTTCCTTCTTTTCTTGCAAGTACAACACCACCACCAAAATATACAGCAAGTGCTGAAGCGAATATAAATCCTCTTGAATCTATTCCAACCCAATAATCAGGTAGTCTAACTCTACTTCCCATATCAACAAGTGCAGACCTAAATGTTTCTTGGTCAGCCAATAATGGTGAAATATCTTTAAAATTTACCCCATCAATTGGGAAATCAGGTATCTCTGTGATGTAATTTTTATACGACATTTATTAACTCCTTTTCGTATGTGTCCATAGATTTTATTTCAAATTTAAATATATCATATTCCATCTCACCAACCTCACCACTTTCTTTAAGTATTGATGATAACTCTACTAATATTTGGAAGTTATCTTGTGTCAATTTAGTGGCGTCAAACTTAACTACTATATTATTTTTTGGTTCAATGTGGTCTGAGTGAATTCTTTTCTTTAACTCAAATTGAGTATTTGGTTGTTCTTCTTCAATGTATTTATTAACACCAAATCCCTTATGTCCTACGAAATCTCCATAGATATCCGAACACCAAGGTTCTAATTCCCTTAACATATCATTATTACAATTCTCAACCACAAATCCCACATCATATTTTGGTGGAACAATTGGATGTAATAAAGAATCGTGTTTTACCATATGCCCCCATTTACGAATGAAGTTACGAGTTGACCTAAGATTCTGAGCTAACCACTCCGATGATTCTCTACCTTTCATAAATACTTGTCCAGCTGGATTTCTAAGGGCACCATCCTTAAATCTACTACCTCTACAAGTCATATGATATACCAAACCTCGAAAGGTCTGAATCAATTCATAACCATTCAATTTAAACCTATTGAATATATCTGAATCTTCCTTTGATTGTGGAGCGTATAACGGGTCGTGTCCACCAATACTCGTGAAGTCATCTTTGTATATTGCCCAAGGTGCGAATATTCCATTGGTGAGCTTTTCCTCATCCTGTTGAAATTCAGCAATATAATTCATCAATCCATACTCATCAAATTCTTCAGGTTCTATACCAAAGTCTTTTAATAGTTTTTCTGGCCCATCAGGATGTAGTGGTGGTTCTATCCGTGTTGCACTTACTACCTTACCTCGTTCTAAATGTTTTAATACTTCCACATCCATATTAGGACAGGCATACATATCAGCGTGATAAATCATTACGATATCGTTGGTAGCCATATCTACTAATGTATCATATAAAATAGTATGTCCTAATCTTGTGGGGCCTTCATTTCTATGTATTTTTATGTTACCATCTTTTTTTGCCGTCTTTTTCATCCATTCCCAAGTTCCATCATCTGAGAAATCGTCTGCCCAACATATCTCGTGTCTGTATCCAAGATTCTTTCTTATACTATTATACGACCACTTTAAATATTTTAAATTGTTTCTACTTGGTTGTATAAAACTTATTGTCTTATCACTCATTTTTATTCCTTATAACAAAATAAAATCGTTGTCCTTTCCAATTATGTCCCTCATCCTTTTCAGGATTATTTTCTAAGACTTCAACGAGTTCATATTTTTCTCTAATCATTTCTTTATATTCATCAAAACTGGCTGCATATGGATCCATAGGTCTTGAATTTCCATCAGCATCACTATTCCATTCTATGAAACACAACCCTTTTTCGGTTAGACAACTCATCCAACTACCAAGTGCCTTTTCAGGATCGTAAGAATGGTCAAATGAATTACTATAAATAAAATCAACATTTCCAACCCATTCATCCTTAACTTCGTGAAAGTCCCATTCGATAGTATTAGGAAATCTGTCTTTTGCATCTCCAGCTATTTCTGTCCCAATAACATTTACATCCATATCCAAAAGTTTAAATGTTTTATTAAATTCATGTTGTTCGATTCCTCTACGAGTTCCATGACATATCCCAAAAGATACATCAGAATTATAATCAACAATATATGAAACCAATCCTCTAATTGCATGTGTATCAACCCAACTATGAGTATTTACTTTTGCATTATACCCCTTGACTTGAACTTCTTTATATTCTTGGTAATTATCAAATTTATATAACTTCAATTTAAAACCTCTGTCATGTGTTCAATAAATACCTTCTCATTGTAATTTTTATTATAATTTTTTAATGCAGTTTCAGAACAATGGTTATAAAAATCTGAATCTCTATTCAGCTTATCCGCTAACATTCTTGCCCTTTCCACATCATATAAATCTACTGATAAATCAGGCTGACATATTCTTTGTGTGTCGGATTCTTTATAACCAATACAAGGTATTCCTAAGAACGCTGCGTTCAAACAAAATGTTCCAGCAGTTATAGCTGGCATCAGGTGAACTGCGTATTTATACTCTGATAATTTATAAATCCAATCCGTGAATTGAACATGAGGTAATACCGTAAGTCTTGGTAGTTGGTCGTGTAAATCTACATTTCTCATCTTTGGCATATCAATTTGATTCTCATAGATGTCTGCTACAAGATAGGAATCAAACCCACCATACCAATTAGAACAATTACCACCAATCATAGTTTTGTTTTGTTTCTCTGTCTTACGGGCATCTAATAAATAATCCTCAATTATTAATGTTGGAATTGTATGGACAGGTGTATTTGGTGCAACTCCACCATAGTATTTATAATCGGTAATGTTTTCACTCAGTATTCCATCAACACTATTTAAAATATTAATATGGTTTATCTGATGTGGTAATCCCATAGTTTGATGTATCCAAGAAGTTGCTTCCTGCATGAACCAAACCTTATCACCAAATTCTCTTGACTTCTCCACTATATCGAAAGTCAATATAAATTCTCTAAGTTGTGGTGATTTGGATATCAACAATATAACATGGTCGTATCCACTCTTATCAAATTCATTTATTTTATATATTGGAAGATGGTCTGCTCGTAATGCACACATTTGAGCAAACTCTGTTCTCATATGTCTGTAATCTCTTGGAACTTTTTTCTCGTGTCCTAATTCACTTATGAATAGTATTTTTTTATCCATTATTTAACTCGTTGTATGCCCTTTCCATAAAATAATCCGAACCTCTTTGTAATGGATTTGCTGGTATTCCATTGAAATGATAAACCCAAGCAGAATTATACATATTATCTAATGTATCAGGCCACCAATGTTGTGGTGCTAAGTATAGTAAATTCTTTCTCTCCATTTGATTTAAATTATAACATTGAGGTAATAGGTTTAACTCTATCTCATTTTGTGTAACCAAATAATTAATTGGTGTTTGGTCTGTTCCAAGTCCATTTTGTGTTTGAATACTTAATAACTTATCTTGGTTACTCATATAGAAATCTAATACCACATCGAAAAATTCTTTATGTATTTCATTTACAATCTGAAATCCACCATTGAAATACTTCCAAGGATTGACTTTAACATCTGAAAAGAATTCTTTTTCATACACCCTTAAACTGCGATTAACCCATTCATAACAACCTGTTTCAGAAACTCCACAATATTTACCATCACTTTCTTCAAAAAAATTAGGACAATCAGGATGGACTATTGTATCGGCATCAACCATAAGAACTTGGTCGTAATCCATTTTACTCTCCTCAAGTAATTTAAATAGATGGTATCGTTGCCATGCCACACTCATCTCTGCAGGATCTGTCAATGGTTGTTCTAATAAAATTAATTCACAATCATTTTTATCACACCAATTTTTCCAAGATTTTACTGACCATTCATATCCACCACTTCTACCAATTCGTTTCGGGTCTTTTATGGCTGGCATAAATACTATATTACTCATTAAACATAACTCCTATTTATTCTGAACATTTCTGTCCGATTAACACCCTTCATTGAACATTGGTAGTTACTATGAAAATAATCAAGTGAATTCTTTTTAAAATATATTTGGTGTTGTTGTGATTCAAATTTCTTTAATCTTTTTATTTTATCTCTGTATTGAATTTCTACATCTACAAAAAGATTTGGTGTCCAATGGTCTAAGGTATGTGGTGTTTTATAATCTATAATACTACACTTACTTTTTCTTGTCAATGCCTTTCCAATCACACTAACTTTCTTGTGGTCTTGATGTGTATCTTCTTCGGGTGGTATAAAAATGGCTTGACAATCTTCCATATTATACTTTTCTTCTATCATTTTTATGTATTCATCTTCGGTGGTATTTTTTACATGGTCTACATCTAAAAAACCACTATACATATTATCAATTCCGTTACACACTTCTAAACATTCGGTAAATCTCGAAACACCTGATGATGTATCAAAATTACCACCTACTGATGCAGTTATAACATCAAATCTTGTTCGTGAGTATTTCATTATAGTTCCAAGCATACCATATTCCACATCATCGGGATGTGGTGATAAACATAAAACCTTATCATAACCTAAAAATCTCATAAGTTTTTTATTACCTCTAATGTATGTATTTTTTTCGAATCAGTTTGGTATGAAACTTTGATATCTCCAAATAAAGATTCATCCAAATATTTTTTAGCACCACCACCAGAGTAATATTCGGTAGCACCATATCTTTTACAAATATCAACTAATCTATCTGTTGATTTTAAATCGGTTGGATAATCCACTTCCAACTTAGTATCTATTCCTAGCATATCACATAGATTAGATATTATACAATAATTAGTAGCTGCCAAGTTGTCACCCACACATTTATCGCACTTTTCTAAAATTTCTCTATATTCTGGTAAATTAGTCTTAATTTTATTCCAATCGGATTGTGGATTTAAATAAGTTTTATTTCTAATCGGTTCAAGACCTTTATTAACACTCATTGTTCTCCACTTACCATTTATATTCACTCTATTTTGAAAATTATTCTTTTCAAATTGACATTCTTTGAGTATCACAAAAACATCTACTTCTTGAATCTTCTGAAAAAATGGATACCAAGGTAGAAAGTTAGGTTGATGTATTGCTATTTTCATTTTTGTTTATGTCTAACCTCTAATGTGTAACCATCATCTCGTATATCACCATCTAAGTAATTAAACTCTAACTTAGTCTTATAAACAGAGTAGTCGAAGCTTAATTGGTCTCTTTTACTTCCGTATTTCAATTCTTCCCACCACTTCTCCATAGTCTTTTTTACATCATCTTCGTTATGTCGTCTCATCATTACACCAGAAACTATCAATCCGTTTTTAGGTGGATAACCTTCACCTGCATATTTTTTCATTTGTTTTTCAATCAATTCAGGATTATCCTTAAAAACATTATTGTTGTTTCTACCTAACCAAAGTATGGCACTTGCTTCTTCATATACACAATTTCTCGGATCTAAACGACATTGATTGTGGTCATAACAGGCAAGATTTTTATCTGATAAATGAGATTTAATTAATTCATTATAATCTCCAACAATATGTTGATTTCCATCTGTCCAAATACTGATATCATAATCCTGTAAATACCTATGTGGTAGTATCTTAAATTTTCTGGCGTTTCTCGTGGAATCATCATACAATGGTGTTACTTGTCTAACATCCCAAAAGTCTGATTGGATATTGGTATCGGTAAAACATATAAAATCAAATCCATCAGGAATAAACTTAGGTTTTTCTAAATGGTCGTAATCTCCAAATATTGCCGTATAGATAACATTTTTATTCATCTACTACTGCTCTCCCTTTTAATTTTTCCCAATCCCTTTCAGGTCTGACCTTCAAGTTGGTTTCCCAAGCACCTTTTAATACATTCATATCTACATCATTACTCTCACCAAAGTTAATTAACGCCTGTATGTCTTTGGGAAAACAACTTCCACCAAATCCATACTTACCATCATGACCAGGAACATCTAAATGTGAATGTCCGACTCTACCATCACGGACAAAACCTTCAATTGCATCTTTCCAAATAACACCACATTTATCTGCCAATAATTTCATATCATTTAAGAATGATATTTTAGTGGCAAAGAATGTGTTAGTCATATACTTAATCATCTCTGCAGTTTCATAGTTGGTTTCTATGATTGATAAAGTTGAACCGAATCTTTCTCTAAATAATTCACTAACCTCAATCACATCATCTGAACTACCACCGAGTATAAATCTACTCTGATTGATAAAGTCAAAGTTAGCTGACCTTTCAGTTAGAAACTCAGGATTAAACACTATCCTTAAATTTGGATACTTTTTTTGTAAATTACTTGTGGTGCCAGGTGTTACGGTTGACCTTAATAATATAATACCAACCTCAAATAAGTCTGCGTATTGACTTATATCACCCAAAACACTATCGACTATATCCACATTCATCGAACCATCTGAATTTGATGGTGTTGGAACTGATAGAAATATCACATCACTATCTACCACATCTCGTAGCATATGAGTTGATTTGTTAGGGTCCTTGTCATAGACCTTTACTTCAGCATCAACTCCTACATTTGGAGAGAATCCGTATCTTACAGCACTCCCTACAAATCCGTTACCTACTATTCCAATTGTTTTACTTATCTTCACTAACCTACCCCTTTCCAAGTTGCCCCATTATCGGTATAATGGTGTTTCACTATAAAATATGGATTATAAATTATGTTATATCCATTTTTAATCTGCTCTGTTGCCCAATATCTATCTTCTTTACCACTCAATCTCTCATCAAATTTATTTTCCTTAACAAATTCAGTATCAAATATTGAAAATGCATTATGGAAGAAATGTCGTTTTTCTGATTTACAAAAATGATTTACCTTTTGTTCATCACCAAAATTTGACCAAAGATATCTTGGTGTTACCTTTTTACCATCCCATATTGGTATCTGTTTACCCCATACGGCGACGACACCTTCACCATTCATTGGATTTTCTGTTTTATTTAATTCTTGTTCATCCCACCGACCAAACTTTGTAATTTCACAATGTGCAGATATAACTATTGTGGTTGGATTATCACACATCTGTATCCCTTTGTTTAATGCATGACCAGGTGAATACGAGTTTTTCTTAACTACCATTTTATTAATTTTTAAATAGTCAAATGTATTAACAATCCTAATAGAATTATCAGTAGATTCATTATCTACCAATATAATCTGAATATCATCTCCTAAAAAATCTACAAGAGATTGAATACAATGTCCTATATATCGTTCTTCATTTCGATTTCTAATTACAACGGAATATTTCATTTTATACTATCCATAATTTCTTTCAATGTTTCTAAAGAAATGGCTTGGTCAGCATCACTAATCGATTCTGTTGGATTTGGATGTGATTCTACTATCAAACCATCTGCTCCTGCTGCCATTGCTGCTCTTGATATTGCTGGAACAAAGTTTCTGTAACCTGTTGCATGACTTGGATCATAAATAATTGGTATATCACACAATTCTTTTAGTGCTGGTATCATCATCAAGTCAGGTGCCCATCTGATAGATGGAAACACATGACGATAGGATGGTGCTCCTACTACACCCCTTAAACATATTGCTACCTTTTCATTACCACCGACCAATATCCTTTCCACTGCTCCAAGTATCTCATCAATCGTTCCCCAAGTTCCTCGTTTCAATAGGATTGGGATATCCAACTCACCTAATGCATCTAACAATGTATAGTTTTGGAAATTACGAGTTCCAACTTGAACTATGTCGATACAATCCATAGTCAATTCATTAATTTGACTAGCGTCCATAATTTCCGAAACGATTGGTAAATCAGTCTCTACACTTGCTATTCTCAAATATTTTAGTCCATCTTCTCGTAATCCTTCTTTCCATCCATCATCACCAACTTCTTCCATTATCGGATATGTACATGGTTTGTATGCTCCACCCCTTAGTGCATTAACACCAACATCTTTCATTTTGTGTGCCCAATCAACAATCATTTCTTCTGATTCAACCGAACACGGACCTGATATGATGTATGGATTACTATCGAATTTCCATCTATCAGGTTGTAATGAAATATCTAATTTTTTAGCGTCTACTAATGTTTTTATATACTCGTTCATTTTAACTCCTATTGTAGTTCCAAATATTAATTTGAAAACAATCTCTTGTAACCCCTTCGGGTAAGATTCTTGGTGGGATTGAATGGTAAGAAGTATTTGTTCTTACAAACCCCACTAATCTATTTGGTTTAAATTTTATAGATTCAAATAATTTAATTTTTTCTGCCTCATCAAGTCTGAGTGAATGTGGTCTATCACTATAACGACCTAATCTATATTTCCAATCCATAGAAGTTTGGTCTTTATCATACTGAACCTCATCTTCTTCTACACACCAAAAATCAGTTCCACCTTCTGAAACTTCTTCCCAACCATTATTATCCACATAGTAAAGATAGGATATAACTTTATTGGTATTATCAGGATGAATTATATCACCATAGTTATTTGTTTGACAACTTATTTTACAACCAACATAACCCTCATCAATATCATCTTGTGATACATTAAAGTTATATGTCGTGGTTTCTGAAAAAATATCGTGAAAGTATTTATAAGACTCATCAGTATAAATACACTCTACAAACTTTTTCCAATTATAACTTTCAACAAAAAGTTTATCAAAAGAATTTATACTCTCACCTGCACCACCAACACACAAGTTAGTTCCTGGTGTTTCTTGTTCTCTCCAAATTCGTGGAGATTCTTCTATGGTGTAAATATCCTTATTCTTTAATTCCTCAAGGTCTTTACTTAATCCATCAAATACTTCATCGTGTAAAAAATCATCCACAATAAAATACGAACCCCAACCTTCCTTTTCAATAATATTTTTCTTAATATCACCTACCGAATGTTTTATGAATTTATCCAACAAATGACTTTCCTTTTAGTATATTCTTTTCTGCATTTTTCAAATCTTCTTCACTATGAATATTGGTACAATCATCTAAATAACTACCAACTCTACGACTCATCATACCAATATGAACATAATCCTTCTTGGTTATTCTAACGGCACCATTTCGAGTTCCACTTGAATCAACAGTAACTAAGTCGTCATATTTATTAACTACGGCATATTCAAGTAACTCGTCCACACTATTTGTTCTATCAGGATGGTCGGGTTGTATTCCCACCACATGAGAAATTTCTTCGAGAATGTGATTATCAGTATAGGTTGGGATGTCTGTTTGTAATACATTTACATAAACATCTGCAACTTCTCTTTCTCCCATATAATCTTCATCTCTATCGTAAACCAAAACATCATCATACTTCTTCACTATCTCTCTAACCTCATCTGACTCGGTTGTTACTATTATATATTTTATTAATTTTGAATTTTTAGCATAATCTATTGCATGCTCTACGAGAGTTTTATCTGCTATAACTCTTAAATTCTTCTTTTTTAATCTTTTAGAATCTGTCTTGGCTGGTATTATTGCCAATCCACATATATCAACTAACTTCATAATCTTCCTCTGTTAATTTTTTCATAATTTTAGTTCTTACAAGTTCTTCTATTATTTTTTTAGGTTCATTACTAATAGGATTATTTTTCCAAGGTTCTTTCCACGGTTCGGGATGTAATTCTTTAATGGTAGAAATTTTATCATCATCTCTAATAAATTTATTATTTAAAAATATCGCATTATTAGATTGTACTCCCCTTTTATTATCATAACAATTCCAAATCAATGAGTGGTCGAATCGATTCAATAACTTTTCAAATGCCCTCAGAGATGCCCCATAGGCTGAAGTTCCATCCTTTTCGAATCTCATATTAAGGTTTCTCACATATTCTTGATTGTTATTAAAAATAGGATTATACTCTAATATTATCACACTTGGTTTAAACCCACCATATAATATTGATTTCAAAACATACCAATCATTACTATCAATGTCAAGAGATAATAAATCAAATTCCTCTGGTGTATTATATTTTAATAACTTCTCACATATATTATCAGGTGATGCCATCATTTTTTTAACACTTGGATGAACTCTTGACCACTTGGGTTTTCTGATAGGTCTTGATTCAAACTCGGTGGTGTCCCATCCATATTTATCTACTAACATTCTAATATTACTTCCACCATATCCATGTGCTGCCCCAATATCCACTGCAAATTTATGTTTGTCATCTATGTAGGTAAAAATATATTTTAATATTCCATCTTCACCACACTCGGCATAATAAGGGCCATCCCAATCACATCCTTTTATTTTCCAATTACTAATGACAAATGACGGCGATGGAGAAATAACTTCATGATGTAAACCTTGTAACCAAGTGTTGTTTGGTGGTTTCTTTTTAAAATTACTCATTTTTAAATTTTCCTATTGCCCAATGATAGGCCTTTGTTTGTCCTTCGATTGTCATCCCACCAATATGTGGTGTGATTACTACATTGTTATTTGGATTCATTGAGAACTCTACTAATTTACTATTTTGAATGTCACCGAACTCATCTTTGATTACATCTGTTCCATAACCTTTTAGATGACCACATTCAATTGATTCTATAATCGCTTTCTCATCAACTAACTCACCTCTGGCCGTATTTATCAAATAACTTCCTTCCTTCATATAAGATAAAAATTCTTCATCTACCATACCACGAGTATCATCTGTAACATGAGTATGTAGGAAAACCACATCAGATTTTTCCAATAATTCATCTAACGGAACACCTCTTGCTGTTATGATTCTTTCATACGGGTCTGTTGCTAATAACTTAACTCCCCAACCATCAAACAACTTACACATAATCTTACCAAGTCTACCATAACCAATCACACCAATGGTCTTACCTTTGATTTGATGTCCAACATATGGTTCGTAATCCCAATTACCATCTTTTACTGAATGAAATGATTTTGGTATGTTTCTCAACAATGACATCATTAAACCAAATGCTAATTCTGATGTTGATGGTAGGTCGTTTATTAATTCGTAATCTTCTTTCAACGACCACACATCTATTTTATTCTCTTTACAATAATTGGTATCTATATGATTAAGTCCTGTTGAACAGGTATTGATAACCTTTAAAAACCCAAATTGTAAAACCTCTTTATCAAGTATAAAATTTTGTTTATTTGGATTCGTAAATAAATAGTCTGCTCCTGTCGTATCGAGTAATATTTTTAGCTCATTTCTATCTACTTCTGGTTTGTATATTACCTCACCATACGATTGTAACTTTTCATAAACCCCATCAAGATGTTTTACTGGAGTTATACAGAGTATTTTCATTTTTTCTATATCTTTGTTTGTTTTGATGTAAAATTTAACCTATCTAACTTATCAATCCACATTGGATGTTTACTCATCGATTCATAATCTAAATTTATATAATTTGGAATCAATTTACTTTGATAGTGTTTCCACATTTTGTAAATCACATCAAGAAAATAACTATTTCTATCCACATGATTATCGTAGAATTCTTCTCCTACAAAGTGGTAATGATGTTTGTTTAGATCATAAACCGTATCCATCAATATCCAATTGGTAGGGCCCCTTTGTGAAATTCTTTTTACCGACCTCAGTATATCTGACCATCTCCTAACCATAAATACAACCAAATCATTTTTACCAGCATATTCGTGGATTAGATGAGTTAAGCCTGGTGCCTGAAATACATGATGATCTCTTTTCCAAAGACCTTTAAATTGTTTGGTGTTTTTGGTTCTGAATTGACCTTCATCAATATAATGCCAATCTTCACCTAATGTATTTGAGATTGCCTTAGCAGTAAAGGTAGTTCCACTTCTCTGTGGGCCCAATACTACAATTCTATCATACCCCTCAAATAACTTAGGATTGTACTTAACAACATCAAGTTCTACCTGAAAGTCATCTATTTTTTTAAGATGTTCTGCCAACTCATCTCCAGAAAGCTTTTTCTTTTCTGGCCAAAATGGCCATTTATCTTTCTTACTCATCTAATACCCTTCTTAATGATTTTATAAAATCTGCTTTTGGACTATAACCTAATACTTTTTTTGATTTATCAAGGTTCGGTTTTCTTCTACGGATGTCCTTATAATTTCCGTGAGCTTCTTCCTCGTTTATAAATATAATGTTAGATTCCGAATCGGTCATTTTTTTTATTATTTCTGCATGTTCCAACACACTCATTTCTTCTTCTGTTCCAAGATTGAAAATATCACCATTACACACATCAAAATTATCCATCATAGATATTAAACCATCCACTATATCCCCAACATATGCCATACTTCTTGTTTGTTTCCCATCTCCGTGAATCACAATGTCCTCGTTGTTTTGTGCCCTATCAATGAATAATGGAATGTGTCCACCACTCCATTTCTTATTTGACCTTTCACTAAAACATCCAAATATTCTCGCTACACTAACATTTAATTCACCTTGATTGTATAGATTTAATAAAACTTGTTCTTCAAATAATTTCACAAGTGAATATGATTGTCTTTCCACATCTGTTTTGGATATGGATACCCCATCATTTTCATTGAAAGTTTCGTGATGACCATAAACATCCGAAGTTGAGGTGAATATTAATCGTGTACCATCTTCTTTACAAAAATCGGATACCCTTTTTATCATCTTGGAATTATTTAACATCACATCTGATGAACTTACCTTGTTCTCGAATCCAACTTTGGGATATGTTTTCTTGTATGAGGCTAGATGAAATACATAATGAAATCCACTTAAATTACAATCACAGCTTACTTCACACATACAATATTTTGATAATCTCCAAAAATCATCTGTACAATCTTCTTCTATAAAAGTAAAATTATCGTGATTTGGTAAATTATCTGTATTACCATATGATAGATTATCAACCCCAACTACCTCACATCCCATTTCTAATAACTTATCACAAAGGTGACTACCTATTAATCCTGCTACTCCTGTAACTAATATCTTCATTAGTATTCTCCCAAGTCAAATGTTTTTAAAGGTCCTGAACTTATGTCGTGACTTATAAATTCTTCTATCAATGTTCCTTCATAACTCTGTCTAACATCAGGTATGGTTTGTGGCACTTCATATTCCCATCCCCACCTCTTTCTCCATAACTTAAAATTATTTGGATTACCAAAATGAAAATCATTTCCTTCGGCTGCTGATTTAGTAGAATTTACCGAAATATCATATTTTTCTTTTAACTCTTGTTTGTTCATCAAATACAATTTTGGTAAAACTAAATTATGACAATTGTGATACAAGAATTGCATAGATACATCAGGTGCCCATAAATGAAAATGATATTCGTCTGTTGGTTCTATAAACTTAACCCAATTATCCACACTTAATGCAAATGCTGTCCAAGCTGTAATTTCAATTGAATGTGGTTTTCTCCATACATCATTATCGTATAACCAAGAATTTCTATTTGGTTGAATCCATCTTGTTGTGGTGTCCAATACTGATAGATGTGCCAATCCAAGATGACCTATTGGTTCTTTTCCATCAACCCACTCTTGATAAGATCCTGGTGTGTGTTTTCCCATATCAATTCGGTTAAACCCAACCGTTCCAAACTTATCGAGTTTTCCATCCTCTACCAATTTAGAAAACCTTGAAAAGAAATTTTCAGTTATGGGATAGCAGTCATGTTGAAAACAGAATATCCATTTACACTCTGGTCTGTTCTCCTTGATAAATTTTACAAGAGTTTCGGTAGCAAACTGAACACCTCTTGATTCATTTTCAAGAAATACTATATCATTCTCTTGACAAATCTGTTTGCCCTTTTCTATTTCTTCAGGTGATGACTTGTCATCAACATTTATAAATTCAAATCCTTCTGTATCGATATTTTTCAAAACCTCTCCACTCAACATATCATAGTTGTTTCGTGAAGAAACATAAATAATAATATTATTCTTGTTCATGTTCACCTCAAATGTGTAAAAAATTTAATGACTTACTTAATCCATAATCAAATACATCATTCTTTCTTTCCCAATTCAAATTATAAGATATAATAGAATTATTCCAATGATGTATAAATAAAAAATGTGAATTTAAATATTCTGAATTAATTCTACATAATTGAATATCACCAAATCCATTCATCGTAGGATAAATAACTTTATTAGATAAATTTACTGACATATATTTGTCCAAATCTGTTAGGTAAAATGTTAATGTCCAATTCGATTTCAACTTTAGTTTATCCATCATATCAAACATACGATTACAGGATTTCTTAAAATTTTCATATAAATGTTCGAAATTTTCATACGAAGAATATACAATTTTATCATTTTCATCTTCGTTGTATTTAGAATATCCATATGATTTAAAATCTATCTTTTTGTTTTCACCTTTAGTAATAGTTACTTGATTATCAATTATAATTATATCATCTTTCTCTTTTATGGAATGAGTTGGTATTTTAGTTCTTCTTCCATAAATTTCTGAAACTAAATCCCTATCAATATATTCAATCGGATGAATATCTACAAAATCTTTTGCCCTTTTTCCGAGTATTACAATGTCTGATGAATATGGAATCAAATGTTTAGGTTGTATTCTCATTATAGAATCTGATTGGATTTCCATTCTCTTTCTCTGTCTGAGTAATGATTTATCCTTTTTTTCTTTTGTAGTTAGATTGTCAAAACAAACAGGATAATCATCAGCAACTCCATTGAATGGAAATGCTAATACATCACACCCATAGAACTTTTCTACCATCTCGTCTGTTAATTCATAAGGTCCGTTATCTGACAATAAAACTATCTTGGAATCTTTATCTCGTATCATTATTCCAGCATCAACTGATAAGAATCCTAAATCTCCATCATAATTATCATCCATTACTTCCAACCCTTTAGAATTTAATGGTGGAATCACATCAAAAAGTAATCCATCTTCTACTTCATATGATACCATTGGTTTTAACATTTCTATATTTTTAAATTCCAATCCCTTTAGTATATTAGATATAACATGATTCGGATAAATATCAGGTATAAAAAACTTCACCTTCCTGTCTAACAATTTTATTGCATTTAAGTCAAAATGATCTTCGTGTATATGTGAAATAAAACAATGTGTAGTTCCATCCAAGTAATTTTCTATATTTTCTACTGGTGGAAATATTCCCCATCCACCATCAAATATACCATCTTCAATCCAAGGATCACAAATTATTTTATGACCACCTGATTCTACGATAGTAAATGCATTATGTATGTTTTTAATTTTCATTATGTTCTGTAATTTCTAATCTTGTGAACTAACTCTAAAGCTGGTTTTGCATCTTCTAATGTAAATCCGTTATCATTTAATATCTCTTGATAAGTTTTGGTATGTAACTCCGTGAATCCATCTGAAAAATCAATCTCCTCACCATTTACTTTTATTGAACGAAATGCTTTCCAATCCTTGTGTGGTAAATCTCTTTCATCTACACTTAATGACCAATCTACATTTGCCCGTTCCAATTCTAAATATCCACTTGTACTATGATTACTATGATGTGAAACAAAATTATTTTTTACATCACCAAATATCCATAACAACATATCGAAGAAATGTATTCCTATGTTTGTTGCTATACCACCTGATTTTACCTCATCACCTTTCCATGAATAATGATACCATTTACCTCGTGGTGTTACATAATTCAACTCTACTTTATTGTTCTTTTTCTTACCAATCTTCTCTTTCAAATCAATAATACTCTGATGTAATCTTAATTGTAAAATTGGGTATATGTTCTTACCTGTTTCGACTTGTAGTTCTTCTAATGAACTAATACTATAAGGGTTTAATACCAATGGTTTCTCACATATGGCATGACTTCCATTCTTTAGTGCGAATCTAATGTGAGCATCATGTAAATAATTTGGTGATGCTATCGAAATGTAATCAAGACCTTTTCCCATTCTTTTAAGTCTATCAACTTCTCTATCAAATCTTTCATACTCACTAAAGTATGTAGCCTTAGGATGATACCTATCTATAACTCCTACCGAATCATTCGGGTCAAGAATCGTAACCAACTCACCACCAATATTTTTGACGGCCTCCATATGTCTTGGTGCTATATAACCTGATGCACCTATCAATCCAAATCTAGCCATTTAAAATCTCCACTATTTTCTTAGAAGTTTTACCATCTCCAAATAGATTGAAATCTTCTATTTCAGGTAATTGTTCTAATGTTTCAAGACTTTCTAATATATTATCGTAGTCTGACCGAACACTATACTTTTCGTGTTCGAGTATTGGATATACAAGACCATCCAACACAACAACACTTTTCTTTCCCAACCAATATGCTTCCTTTGGAACTCCACCACTATCCGATATCACACAGTCACTGCACTGTATGTAAGATAAAACTTCACCATAACTTATAGCATCTAAATGTTCAAACTCCAACTTCAGTCCATATTTCTTGATGCAACTTAGTGTTCGTGGGTGAATTGGAAAAACAATGGCCCTGTAACGACTGAGTTCATTCAATTGTTCCACTATTTTTGTAAGTTCTTTTTCTCTTGTGTTTTCTTCTCTGTGAATCGTAACAAATATATAACCACTCTTATCTATCTTTTTGATTTTCTGAGATAAGAAATTCTCATACATTAAATCTCCAACTGAATATACCTTTCCACCAACATGAGATAAATTATTCATGTCACTATCGGTCAAACAATATAAATAATTAGATGCCTCGTCTACCAATCGTCTAATTTTTTCCTCTGGCATTTCTAAGTTTTTACATCGAACTCCTGCCTCAACATGGTGTAATTTTTTCCCACAAAAAGTTGATGATAGTGCACCCGCCAAGGTGGTTATGGTATCCCCATACACTATTACATCTGTATAATCATTTATAACTGATGATATATCAGTAATCATATTAGATATCATAGTTGGGTATGGTTTGTTGTTGTTATTGAATTGAAACTTTGGTGGTTCTATGTTGAGTTCTGTAAAGAAGTTAGATGACATCGAATCATCATAGTGTTGTCCTGTATGTAGGACATCAAAATCTAATCCTTGATTCTTAAACTCTCTCACCAATGGAGCAAGTTTCATATATTGTGGTCGTGCCCCTACAATATGTAAGTATCTCATCTGAGTATTCTTGCTGGATTCCCAACCACCGTAACTCCATCAGGAACATTCTTGGTCACTACTGAACCTGCTCCAACTACCGAACCCTTACCTATTGTTAGATTTGGTAGTATGGTTGAGTTTGCTCCTATGGAAGCACCACTCTTTACTATGGTTGGTTTTTCTTTTCTCCACTCACCAAAGGATGGTGGATTCTTATCATTGGTAAATACTGCATGTGGCCCTACGAATACATTATCTTCCAATACAACATTTTCAGGTATGAATACACCCGCTGATATATTTGTATTATCTCCAACCACCACATCTCTACCTACTTCGGCATAAGCCCCTACTTTAACATTTTTACCGAGTTTGGCTGATTCAAATACATTTGCTTTATCACTTATCATATTATATTCCTTATATGTTCGATGTATTTTCCAATGGAATTATACTCCACTCCACCTTCAATAGTTTTTTCTATCCATTCAACATCTCTACCTTTATCAAACTGATGTTCTATACTTTTCATAATATCCCATAATAACAATGGTTCTGCCTGTTGTATATCCCAATCGTAGAATGTTCCAACTTGACCAAACTGACGAGTATATTTAGCTGGTGGAGCAGCTAAAACTACGGTAGGTATTCCCATCTGAATTGGTTTTAGTGCCATTACCGATGGTGCTGAAATAACAAAAGATGAATCAGCTATTAATTTATTATCATCATCTGTATCCATTACAATATCATATTCTAAATCGTTATGTAGGATATCATTCAGATATTCAAAATCTTCTGTCTTTCCTTGTGGATTATCTGCTCTACTCTTTATTTTTATAACTACATTTTTATTGTATTCTTTTTGTAAATCTAATAAACATAGTTTATCGAAAACCCTTTTATCAAATCTTAAAAATGGTGCACCTCTGTTACCTAAGAAATTTACAATCACCAAAATATTCTTATCTGTTTTCTGATATTCTTTTAATTTATCATTACAAGGAATACCACCACTCAAAACTAAATTGAGGTCTATGTGTGGTTCGTAAGAATCTCTTTCTTTTTGACCAAAAACTGTAATGTAATCCCAAGAAACTCTACCTTTCTCTCTTAAATTAGGTTTTACATTTTTTATATCTTGGTTTCCGTGCTGATGTCCAATGACAGGTATTCCTAATGAAAATGCTTCTTCATATATTTCTTTCATCCCATTTCTGTATCTATCATCGTCCATTAAAATCAAATCATATTGTTTTAAATTTGGTTTTTCATAAAATATATTTTTAACATAATCACAATATAAATCATCAAACACTTTTCTTAAATCATCATTACCATACCACACCATCCGATTACCCATTTGGGCAGTCTTTAAAACATCCACTTCAAATTCTTCTGATAGTTTAGGTATAATAGGATATATTCTTTCTCCTACTCTGTATATTGTTGAGATTAACAATATCCGTTTCACAGATAAATTTCTCCCTCAATGATATTACTTCCCATCGGAAATTGTCTTTGTATATTATATGACTTTGAATATCTTGCTATAGTTTGTGTAGTTCCACATTGATTACCAATGTTTACTTTTGCCTTAGATTTGATATATAACTGAACTCTTAAATCTATATGTCTCATATCTAATCTCTTATTGAACTGAAATCCAAGTTCTGTTATGGGGACATGACTCCAATAAAAATAAGGGTAATCGTGTTGATGTAATAACACCGTAAGTTTTTCGTGGTGTGATTGAAATACTTTAGAATCATATTTCTTATCACCATCTTGACCAAACCTATCTGAGATTAGCAAACAACCATAATCCTTATCACCCATATATTCACTTATTATGGCATCTCCTAACTCTTGCTCTTCTTTTGACCAATACATTTCAGGTCGTGAATCATCCATTTCTTTATCTGTAAACTGCCAAAACTTCAACATCTGTTTGAGTAATGGGATATCAGAATTATTTTTTTCCCAAATTCTATAATGGTCGTGAAATACCTCACCAGCTAACTCATCTACAAATTCATCTATGTGAGGATTGTGATTAAACACCACATGAACATTATTATGTTCTTTTCCAAATACCCTTTTTAATAATTTTTTTGTTGGAACATAGACCTTACAATTTGGATATTTCTCTTTCAATAAACGAGGCATGGCAGATAGTATTCCCCAATCACCTATTCCGTGGCAAGTCCTCATAATCATAAACTTTTGAGTATCCAAATACTCATCAGGTATCCTCAATCCTTCTTGTTCTTCAAATCCAAGTGTATCCACCTCGTGAACTGGATAAAGTCGATTGTCTATTAACCTAAAAAATATCATCCTTTATATCTCCCCACTTTAATCTTATCCCAAATCCTTTCGTGAAAATAAAACATAATCATACCCGTAGCATTCATTATTATTGCATTCCAAAGTGGAACTTCGGTCATACTTAATGCCAGTATAATCCAAGAATTAGTAAATGCTATTATTCTCCAACTGATAGACTTTCTGGTTGAACGACCTCGTGTTTCTTTAAACATTAAATACCTTTAGTTTTGTTAAATCTGGCCAATCTGAAATTACCCAATCTCTTGGTTTTGTATTTTTTGCACTTTCTAACCTATCCAATCCTAACATAGCCGTCTCGGGTGTCATATAATAATGATAACCCATTGTGTCTATTTCTTGTTCTCTCCAAGGTAAATCAGGTGTCCTACCATCATAAGACATTTTCTTTAACTGATTTCTAGCTTCTTTATTATCTGTTAATATCATACCACCTCTACCAAGACTTAGATGTTTTTGAAATTGAAAACTAATACACATATAAGTTCCCTCAACATAAGTGTTCTCTCCCCACAACACGGCTGCATCATAGATACCACTATTACTTATCTCGTAATAATCTTTCCAATTTTCATTTCTCCACCGTAATGGTTTATTCAATTTATTTGCTAACATTGGAACAGATAAGTAAGTTCTCTTTGGAACTTCAATTATGGGAATATCAAATAACCTTAAACATAATTCTAAACCATGAGTGCAACTATCTATAGCTATTCCATAAGGTGAACCAAAGTATTCTGATACTTTATTCTCAAACTCTTTTATTACTTCGAATGACATTCTACCAACTCACATCCCAATCTTTGAACTCGGCTGCTATACAATCTATCTTGTAATCTTTCCTACCACCATCTTCAACTTGGTCTTGTATAATATTTTTTGCTGTATTTCTGATACCATTTAATCCGTGAGTCAATCCAAGATTACCATCACCTTCACCAGCTCTATATTTAGTTTCGTTATGCCATATGTGTAGATTCATTTGAGATAAAACTACGATTGCCCGTATCATTTCTCCGTTCAATCCTAACTCGGATAAATCATGAACTATGTCTTTAATTTCTTTAGCATATTCTTCTTTGTGTTCTGTTATAAACACCTCTTTTAATTGTACAATAGAAAGTCTATCTATCAATTCACTTATTGTCGGAAGATATTTTCTCATATATTAAATCTCCTATAATTTTACTTGATGATATCGATGGATGACCAACGAAATCTTTATAATCATCTGAATAATTATTCTCTATTGGTAATTCACAAAATTGATTTCCAGCTACAAGATTACCACCATCTACATTTTCTTCTATTATCCGTAATAAAGATTTTTCACTAAGAAAGTTATCCTTATCTAATGTTTTCAACAAATCATTATACAAACCCAAAGATGTTGTAAAGTTTCTATGTGTATCATCATATGGATTTCTAATCACATCTGGCATTTCCATAAATAAACCAGAGAATAAATCAATGAACATATAATCTATGTCATTAACTTTAAAGTAATTTTGTAAATTGATTATATCATATAGTGTTTTAATTTCAGAAAAGGGAACATTTGAATCCACACCAATTTCGTATTCATCTTTATCTTCAGATACAGATTCGGTTCTATGTGGTGCAGTCCAACCAATCAGAAAAAAAGTATCTTTCACTTTGTCTTGATTATCTAAAATCCACTCAATGGTGGTTCTCATTATTGCTCTGTTAGATTTACCAGGATATGAAATATTTATTTCTTCTAATCCCATTTTCTTACTTACCAATCCTGTAAATCGATTCTTTACAGAAAAGTCATATGATTCTTTTTGTAACTTAGTATTCTCAATATACCAAGACCATTCATCCAAATCCTCATCCTCTATTAATTTAGATAAGTGTTCGTAATTCATTTTCATCTTGAACATAGTCTTTAATCTCATATACTCAGTATCCAACATAAAACCAAGAGTCCAACTATCTCCATTTGATAATAAATATTTTTTATCCACGTCTCACCAATAAATCTTTACTGAAATTATCCATATAAAATTTATTCTGTGCCTCTTGTTTTTCCTTTGTCTTTGGGTGATATAATGATAATTCTTCGTGTGGTGGTAAGTGTGCGTATGTTTTACATCCCCTTATTACTTCGTGTAATGGTCTTTCCCATCTTATACTTTTATGATTTCTAAAAAACCTTGCCTGATAATCAGGATAATTTACCCAACCTTTTTCTGTAACTCTCCATCCCCATCTCTTAACATCATCTTCTGTAAATCCATCTACGGTATTTACTCGTGGAATCCATATCAAATCAACATTCTCATTGACTTCTAATATTGGTTTCAATTGTAATAGTAATGTTTCGTGTGGATACTCATCGGCATCTATATGAAATATATAATCACCATCTGAGTTTTCTATAACTGAATTTTTATGGGCTGCAAAATCACCATCAAGTTTTCTCTGATATATCTTCATTGTCTTGTGGTCAGCGTGTTGTTGTGTCCAAGATTGTAATACAAATTCTACCCCATCATCATCTCCATCTACACAGATTACTATCTCATCATCAGGATCTGTTTTGTGAATTAGTATTTCTAATAACCTATTTAACTCGTCAGCTTCATTGTGAACTGTAATACCATAACTAATTTTCATCTAATACCTTGTTGTTCTGCTAACCTCATCACCTTCTTCATAGGTAATTTTATTGGTTCAAAAAATACAGCACTTTTTCTACATTGATTCCAATCATATGTTCTGAATTGTGCCTTCTTTCCTTCTGGTGTTTTCTGTAATGCTACATATAACTTTTCGTTAGCACCCCAAGTTCCAATATATTTACTTTCGATGTTTACCTTATATATCTCATTTTGTAAGTCTACGATTTCCAAACCACCTACTTCGGTTAATAACTGATATGCACTATCTCTATTACCAAATACTGATATATTAGAACCTTCTAATTTCATACCATTCAAATAATATCCAATATCACCATTCTTTAACTTCTTCTGAAATCGTGTATTCAATACCAAGATGGTGGATGTTTTAGCCTGTTTTGATTTATCTACCACCGATTGATATTTAAACGAAACAATATCACCAGGTTCAACTCGATTCCAACTTGTTCCAATCTTAGACATTAGGAACATCCATAGTTATACCCATTTTCTTACATGCCTCTAAAAATTCATATTGACCAAATGATGTAGCATTTTCTACATCAAGTTTTTCTGTATAAAATTTACCTTCTTCACCTGGAATTGGATAATCTAATTGTTCTTCTTGTTCTATTTGAACTACTTCTGCATACTTCCAATACCAATTGTCAGGAGAACCTTCAGGAAAAATAATTCCTTTAGCTCCCATATTAACTACCGATGGATACCAATATATTTTTCTCTCCTCATCGTAGAATTTTAATTCATTTACAAGTTTAGAAGAATTTTCAATCTGATTTAAATTATCTTCGGTATAAATACTATTACTCATAAATCCACAATTAAAACACATATACGAATTGAATTTTTCTTGTGTATCCTCAAAACAGGCATCGTGGTCAAAACATACTGGACAATCTATTACTCTTTCCATACTAATTCACCTTTTTTAGTTTTGGTAATTCAATCTTCTTTGGTTTACCAACCTTTTTTAATTTAGGTAACTTTAAATCTACTGATTTTGGTTGTTCTACAAATTTAGGAAGATGTTTATCTAATATTCCTTCAAACTTTTCAGTCATCTTATCAAGTGAAAATTTTGATTGATTCATTATGGAAAGTTTCTTTCCCTTTACTATGTATTTATTATAATTCTCAAATACATCTTTCATAGTTTTTGATGCGTAATTATAATTTACCGTAAACCACTTTGTACCCTCTATCCACATACCCTTTGGAAACGATTCTTTTTTCACATCATTAAGACTACCAGGTAGTAATACTGCGTCTTTCTGACTCAAAAAATCTGTATGACCACTCCAATTCGGTGCTATAACTGGTTTTTCTGAAAGAGAAGCCTCAAGTAATGGACGACCAAATCCCTCTCCGTGTGTGAAAGAAACATGAGCCTTTACTTTTGGGTGGTTATACAAATCATTCATTTCTTCATCTTCTAAATCACCATGTAGGAAGTAAATACTCGGTAATTTACCTTCGATACCAGCTTTAATTTGTTCTACTTTCTTTGTTATATCTTCTCTATCCAATATGGATGGTGAAGCTCCTGAAGTTTTAAGTATTAATGCTGGTTGTTTTGTTTGATTCTTAAAAGTTTCTAAGAATGTTTTTATCAACATTCCCAAATCTTTTCTGTCGTGTCCAAGATTTCCTTGTAACCAATGACCTACGAACAGAAAACAAAAATCTTCTTTTATCCCTTCAAACTCATCAACCAAATCTTTTGAAAATTCCCTAACTGGTTTATAAATATCAATATCTGCACCTTCAAACAATACTTCAATAGGTTTTTCCGAACCAATCACACCCACTTTTTGTTTAGTGTTCTTATCAATTTTATCAAATTTTAATTCTTCAATAATTGTTTTTATAAAAGTAGCAGGAACTATATTTAAATCCATCCTATTCAACCCATCTACCCATTCAGGAGGACAAACCGTAGTTTCTAATCCTGCAGTAATTCCAATGTTATAAGTTCCCAATGGTTGAAATTCATTTGGAACTACGATATGAATATGAACATCTGGTTTTCTATCCATATTTGGTGAGGGAAGTAATCTTTCGATAATAGGAATATCCTTTGGGTTCTTTTGGTCAAGTGCATTCTGTGGTGTAGAACCCCAACGAACTGGCCATATTTTAATATCAAATTTGTCCATATCAATCAATGACCTCACAATATCCCTACTATGAGAGCCATAACCACTTCTTGTTCCTACTGGTGCTGTAACTAATACTAAAGGTTTATAACTCATTTTTTATCCTTATTTCCTACGAACTGTTTTTCTACGAGTTTTCTTTCTTTTAGATTTTTTTACTCGTCTATCATCACCACTTCTTTTATCACCAATGATAAATGTGGTAACATCATCTATAACTTTTAGAAACTTTTCTAAACCTATCATTTAATTTCTCCTTATACTACTTTATGTAAAGTAAATCGTTTTCTTGGTGTCCACTTTTCCCATGCCTGTTCCATGTCGTGGACAAATCTTTCACACATATGTTTTGATGACATTCCAATTTCTTCTGTTAGCATCCACTCTCTGCCCTTTAATCCTGCCTTCAATCTTTCATCTTTTGGAATATCATACCATTCTCTAATTCTTTCTGCTACATCATCCCACCTACATCTGTCATCAAAAATGTAAGGTGTTGGTATTGAACCTTGTAATGAACGATTGGATGGCCATACTGGTTTTACCCAATCACCCCAAGTCAAATCAGGATTATCTTTCCATTTTTTATCATCGTGTAATGATACAATTTCTGTATAATCTTGGTAGGTAATGTGTTTACCTTTTAATTTAAATCCACATTGGTCTTGTAATCCACCTGTAACATTTACAATGGTTGGTGTTCCTGCCATTACTGCTTCTGCAGTTCCTAATCCAAATCCCTCATTGGATGCCATATTGATTTGGACATCTGCTATATTATACAACCAATTTAACTGCTCTTCTTCTAATTTCTTATGTGAAAATATAACATCATACATAGGACATAATTCCCTAACCACTGCAGGTAAATCTGTACCATTTCCATCTATTGGTTGTGTGTGCATAACTAATACACATTTTTTAGATTGTTCTTTGGTCAAAGTATCACAAAATGTTTTATATGCCATTATTACATCACTTGGTAATTTCCTACGAATGTTTCTATTGTTCCAAAACACTACAAAGTCATAATCTTTATTCTGTAACATTGATTTTTTGAAATCAAGTGCCTTCTTGTCCATTTCTTCAATTGGGAAGAAACTTTCTTCAGGAATCCCATGAGGAACATAAGTGCAATCCCAATCTGTTCTTGGTTTCTTTACTGCACAATTATTAACAATATTTACAGTTTGTTTAGAAATATTCATAATCAAATCAGAACTCTCGTAGAAAAATTCATTATATCTTGGGTATGGTAAATCATCCCAAATATTATAATAGAAAATAGGAATATTTTGTCTTATCTCGTGCTCCATCTGATACAACCATTCCCAAAATCTTGGATCCGTATAATGTAATATAGCATCTGGCTTTTCCATATTCATAAGTTGTCTGAGTAACTCTTGATTACCATAACCACTTATTGGATAAATCTTTAAACTTGCATCTTCTATACCAGTTTCTTCTCGAACTGATTTATTCATATCAACAACTTTACCTTCTTCAGGATGTTTTATAGCACCACCAGCTTGAACCCAATCGTATTTATCAATTGTTCCGAGAACAAAGTTTTTAGAAACCGTACCAACTCCACTACTCATTCTTAAATCGTCTGACAACAATAAAATTTTCTTTTTAGACATACAACCCTTCCTTATAACTTAAAAATTACTACCACTTATTTGTAGATTATCATATTCCACAATGGACTTTTTAAATTCTTCTTCTTTTAAATATTTATCCATTGACCTGTTTACTAATTTTTGCAATGTAAATTCTTCGTTTAAAGCCACACCTTTAAATTTCTTATACAAATCGGTTATAATTTTAACCGAAGTGAGCTTTGTTTCACTTTTCATTTTAATCTCCATATATACATATATATAAGTATCACCTTAATCCAAAATAACTACTTTTTTTTTCAATTTTTGTGCATGTTCAATCGTATCTAATGTTCCTCTTGAACTATAATTATTTGGAATAAATGCAACTATACAATCACTATACTCTGCTATCTGTTTATTTCTATCAAAGAAATTAGTTATATGATATTTTTTTCCGTAGTGATTTTGTTCTAAAATACAATGTTGGTTATATTGATAATGTCTTGGTGGGAATTCTACATATTTCATATCGAACTCAAGTGCAAATTTCTTAGCGTAACCATCCGCTCCTTTTGGTTGTCCACCACTTATAATTTCAACTTTATTACCAAATTGTTCTCTTAATTTAAATACAAATTCTTTTATTTTTCTTTTATTAGTATAGGTTCGTGCTCCTACTATACCAATTCGCTTCATACTAATCCTCGTAGTCGTTTCTTTTTTGCTTTCTTTTTGGTTTTTCTTGTTTTGATGGTTTATCAGAAGTAATAAATAATAAACAACTTTTAAAATTTTCTATTCCTTGAAAGACACAGGTTAATCTATCCTCACTTCCAACAAACCTAAATCTGTATGGATATCCTTCTTCTATATCTTCTTGATGGATAATATCATACCAAGTAAATTGAGAGCGGTCGACAGCTCTGTTTGGTCTTATTGTTGTTTTGTAATGAAGTAAACTTTCATACTTTTCCATAAATAATTTCAAGTCTTTAGAAGTTACTTCTCCCTCATCATACCACAACTGAAGTTTAAATGTATGAGTTTTATTTGCCTCATTAATCCTATCAATCACTAATGACTCATATTCTGTATTAATAAAATCAGATAATTTAAGTCTTAGTGCATATATTTGTCCTGTGGTTGCCATTTTATTTCTCCATCTTCATAATAAGTATTATAAATCCTTACATTTAGTAAATGATTTACATTTCTTTTGAGGTGAACATTTTTCGTAATTGTGTTCAATTATGTTTCCATCAGGATCATAACACTCTTTCATAAATGCTTCCAATCTTCTATTAACTTTATTAATAGATGGTTTTCCATTTGCTGGTATAAAAGTCTGTATTCTCTTTTGTGGAAAGTCTGTATTCTCATACAACTTTCTCTTTACTATAAAATACTCTACATCAATTCTATCCATTGGAACATCAAATTCTTTCGAATAGAATTGTTTATACAATAATAATTGGTCTGTTTTATTCTTGTCGGCTTTTTGGTATTTATTCCAACCCCAAGTTGATGTTTTGATATCAATAATCTTAATTCGATTTCTAACCGTATCCTTGATAACCAAGTCAATAAACCCACGAAATCTTAGATTGTTAGGTAAATCATAACTAAGTGGTGTTTCTATACCTGCCAATTCATAACCTCTTTTACTGAAATACTGATTCCGTTTCTTCTTGAAGTAATCAATTATTTTTAATCCATCATTGTAAAATTCTAACATATCATTTTTAGTACAGAATTCTTCTCCACCATTCTTCTGTCTGATTTCCATAAAGATTTTTTTCATTCTATCTTCGAGTTCTTCATTAAGAAGTAATTTGTCAGCCTCTACAATACTTTCGGAATACATAACTCTTAGGTATTCTTGTAATACTTCATGCATAGCTGTACCAAACATTGTATAGATATTATCTGTGAATGGTATTGCCTTATCCACATATGTCAATTTCCAAGAATAGGGACATTGTTCCCATAGTGCAAACTGACTATATGATATTGATTTTTTTCTAGCCATTTAATTTTTGAATAACTTGGTCTTTTGGAAGTGCTCCCATAAACCTATCTACTTCTACTCCGTTTTCTTCTATTATCGTGGTTGGAACTGCTCTAACATTATGTTGTTGCATCAGAGCTTGATTGTCATCTGCATCAATAAATTGTATTGAGTATCCCTCACCTTTAATTTCATTCATTACTGGTTTGAATGCTTTACAAGGGCCACACCATGTGGCTGTAAAATACTTTGCGGTTTTCATATTACTTTCCCCACTTTCCATTTTTTACGATTGTCGCCATAATCCCATAGTTGGAAACATCAAGATAAGCATCTTCCATCGGTTCACCTTCTACTGCATTATCTCTTTTAGTCATCAGTAAAGTTTTTAACCTCTGTATCTTATCATTCATTCTGAACCACAAACCTGTAAGTGATAAATGTATTTCTTCTTCGGTTTGTAATTGTGTTCCAACACTTATGTTACCTGGACCGTAATCGTGTTGCTTGTGTAAGAACAATTCGTATTGTTCCCTTTGTAATCTTTTAAATTCTTTGGTCATCTCTGGCCATTCTTTTTCCATCTGTTTTATAATGGATGTTGATTTAGAATTTACTTCTTTTTTATTCTTAGATTCTCTTATCATTTCTGCCATATTATTTCCTCTTTCCATACTGGAATTTACACATAATTAACATAAAAGTCAACCATTTTTTAAATAATTTCATCCACTATACCATAATCTAAACATTCTTCTGCTGTTAAATATGTGTCGTGTTGTGAAACCTTATCCCAAAATTCTTGGTCTTTTCCTGTGACTTCTGCCATTATTCTATTTATATTACTTTGTAATTTTTTTAAGTGGTCTGCACCTTTTAAAACATCTGAGGTTTTACCACTCTCAAATGCTGAACCCTCGTGAACCATCACCGTAGAATTCTTTGTGATTGTTCTGTTACCAGTTCCACATGCAAGTATTACTGCGGCTGCTGACATACAGGCTCCAAGACAATGTGTATTGACCTTTACTGGTAAAGATTTAAAATAATCTATTATTCCTAACATAGAATATACATCCCCACCATATGATGAAATTATTAAATTTATATCTTTACCTTCGTTATGTTGTAGAAAGTTATCAAAACGAGTGGTTACAGCATACAATGTATCTTGTTCTATTTCGTATGTCAAATACATAGTATTAGATTTTATATTTATACCCCACTCTAAATTTTTAAAGAATAGTTGTGTTTTACTTTTCATACCTGGCATATCTCCATAATTAACTTTTAAAACTGGTGAATCCGTCATTATACTTCCTTTTTCTTAAAGACAAAAACAGGTTCATACTTATATCCTGCTCCCATCACACTTGATAATGTTAGTTGTAAGGTGTCCTCTTGGATAAAACCCAACTCTTTGGAAATCCTTACGGTTTCTTCTTCTATAAATTTGTATTTTGGTGTGTTTGCAATATTCATTAACATATAACCATTATTTTTTAAACCATAGTAACAATTCTCTATGGTCTTTTTTAAAAATCCATTTACCCATTCATCATTGGATGGGAATTTAATATAACTTTGAGTTTTCTCGTCTGAGTATTTCTCTGTATCGAAATAAGGTGGTGAAGTAAAACATAAATCGATTGATTCTTTTTTAGGAACGAAATCTTCACTCCCTTGTTTATATATATCTACCTTTTTATTTATATAATCAAATTCTTTGCTCATCTGCAATAAACCTTCGTAAGTCTTTGTAGATGGTTCTGTACCTATGTAATGTTTGGTATTTGAGGCAGATAAAAATCCAAGTAATCTACCACCCCAACCACAACTCATATCTCGAATAACTCCATCTCCACCAAACTTCTCATATATAAGTTTTGCTGCTGTAGGTCTGAAATTACTCACGGATTGAGTTCCACTATAAATCTTTATGGATTGTCGTAGTCTATTTTCGTGAAATACATTTCTCTCTCCATTTGGGTCCTCACCCTTGTAATGTTTCTGTTCCCACTTCCAACATTTACGGATTGTTGATTTAAACATATCATCATCGTGAAATATATCCATAGGTGATTTCTTAGCACTACCACAAACTATTTCCCAAAAGTGTGGAAAGAAAGTCCAACACAATCTCAAACCGTGCATAGTTTGAACTATCTGATTATCCTTGAATATCGTATCGACATCAAACTTTCTCAGTTTCTTTAGGTGGTCGTGTTTTTCATCTTCACGAATTGTGTAATGAGGGAATCCATGTCTACGATAGTAATCAAATATGACTTCCACACCATATTCTATATCAACGACATCTATTGAATTTGTAACCCTTTCAAACTCCAAGTCTTTCTCATCCACATCGATGAGTTTACCGAGAGTTTCGTAGTTTACTCTTGCCATAACTCTTTTCTATAACTCTCAACATAATCAGTCCAACTTGAAAAGGGACCTGTTTCGGTTGATGGAATAAATTCTTTACTATAAATCAAAGAAAATAGGTCTACAATATCTCTCTTAATTTTCAATTCATATAAATCATCAATTAAATCATTATAAAAAATATCTACTTTAGACCACTTGTCTTTATAAACCTTTGATATGTTTACTCTGCCCTCTCCATTGATATCTAAAACCTTAATCCAATCAACATTATTATTATCTTTTGCCTGATAATCACCACTAAATTTTGAAATTTTTTCATCAGATTCCAAAATATCTCTATAATCTATAACATCAAACTCATCATAAATTTCAGATAACCAATGGTGTTCTAATGAATAGTTTGGAAGTAAAGGTCCTTTACCTGGTTCATCATAAGTACAATCTGAACTTATGTAAAATTTATGACCTTTATATTTTTTCATTTCTCTTTTGACTCGTTCCATTTTCATTTTATAATCATATCTAGCCATTAAATCATCTTTTTTAAAATAAATTTCATTAGGTTGTTCAATCATGGGCCAATGTCTAATATGAATACCAATTACATCTTTAAGTTTATCTTGGATTTTACTCTCTAATTTTTTATCCTTTAATACTATTTCGTGTGAACATTTATCCCAAAAACTTTTTTCTATCTCGTAGGGTGGCCATTCTTCATATACATCAGGTGATATTAAATTATAATTTTTACTTTCATCTAAAGGTTTTAACCAATTAGTTCTTAAATCTATGGTTGAGGAATAATCTAAATTATGAAATCTATCAGTTGAAGTTTCTGTACGAGGGAAATCTAAAAATTTTAACTCTGTCCACTTCTCTGCCTCAACGAGTATCGTAAATTTAAAATCATTAAACTTATTTAATTCGTGGGCTGCTGACCAAAGTTGGTGTCTATTTCCAAATCCTGTATCTTCGATTGTCCAACCAACATCTCCGATTTTCAAATATGACATTAGTTTTCTCTCAATGTATCTAAAGTCACACAATGAAAACTACCACCAAGTGTTCTAGCATGTCTAAGTTTCATTGGTATTACTTCAATATTATTCTTATACAATTGTTTATGTAATTCTTTTTGATTTTCATCACACACAACTAAATTTGGATTTAAAGATAATAAGTTAACTCCTACCCACTTCGAGGCGTGATTATAATTTGGATAATATCCTATGTCCATAACATCAGTACACCAAATCTTATCCCAATTTTTTAAAACCTCTGGCATATTATTTTCATTGACTCGTTCAGGATTCAGTAAACACAATCCTTCTCTTAGTAATGCTATCGTTGAATCTAAGTGAGAATAAGAATACATATCTTCCAAAATATGTACTTTATATTTACTTCCAAGAAAATTCTGTAACCATTGTGCACCTAACTTGTTACCTGTATTTGAAACCAAATATAATATATCATCATTAGACCTTAAAATATTTGCTGCATCAAAGATTGGTTCTACTTCCGTAAGTGTGAGTTTTTCTAAATTTTCTCTTTGATAACAATCATCTCTTAATCTTGGTTTTGGTGCTGATACCCATCTTACACCCTTTTTCATATAGTCAATAAAGTCATCACGGAATGAAAAAGTTTCAAAGTATCTTGACCTCAATGTCATTGGAGTCTCGATTATTGTATCACCTATTATTGATACACTATCTCTCGGACAATAATTGTAATATCCAGTAGTACACCATTCTGTTGTAGAAAAATATAATTGATTATCTTGTGGTTGTGGTCTTTTAACTCTAACCCCAAAAGACTTCAGAGTAGAAACCAATTCCTCTAAATCTTCTTTGGTTTCTTCAATTACTTGTTTAGGATATAAACCTTCTTTTACACCCAACATTTCTTCTCTGTCGGCATAATTTATGCAATGTAAGTCCGTGTCGTGGTCAGGATTATTTAGACTATCAGCTACACCAACATAAACTTCTTTTAGTGTATCCCATTCATTTGAAGAATAAATCATGGTAGATTAAGTTTCTTAATCTCCTTTGGTTCAACACCATATTTCTGTAATATGGTTTTTAGATTTGCCTTATTCTGTTCGGTTGAGTAAAACACTTCTAAATATTGTTTTGCCTCCGTTAGACTTGATTCATAATATTTAGCTACTATCTCAACTAACCATTTTTCATATTTCATATCTTTTTTTCCTTTAACATATCTTAACCATTCCTTTTTCTTTGGTAGCACATTACTATATAATTTATATAATTCTTTTGGTTTTAAATTGTATTTTTGAAACTCATTTGCAACCTCTACATAATCCATTTTCATAGATATAAACCTATGTATCATATAGTTAGACCACTGCTTCTTCTCCGTTTCATTTAGAGAATCCCAATATCCTTTGGTCTGTTTTTGTGTGATGTGTGTAATGTGGTCGAATAGACCTTTGTTTTTCATAACTATAACTATTAAACTATTTTCTCAAATTAAATATTATCATGCACTAGCACTTCCCCAACAAAATAATGATTACTTGGTTCTACATCAATTACCCAACCAATTCTATCACCACTTGCATTTGCAGTGGACTCAGTTCTTGCTTCAGCTGAACTTACCTCAACGGACTGTAAGGAAGAACTTAGTATAAAACTACCCACTTCCACATCTTGAATTTGGGCAAATGACCAACCAGAAGAACCATTTGAACTATTATATACACGAGAACCAGACATAAATTTATAAGTGTCGTTTATTAGATAATCATCACACCATTGAATACTCTCTATGTCCTTTATTGTTGTAGTTCCTTTTTCTGAACTACCAGTATCATAGCTTACCAATACATCTCCAATAGTTAAATCTTCGATATCTATCCATTCATTACTTGAAGATAATATTTTTTGTCCTGCAAGAGTAACAAATTTATCTTGAAACATTTTCCTATTATTATATGAATATTCTGTCCTTCCGTAGTGATTTGATGATGATACTAAATATTGATGGTCTAACCATTGGTCACCTCCAGTATATTCAGGAACTTGACTAACCATAATATTTTTGGTTGGTGTCATCATAACTATACCACGAACTTCCATTGTAGCACCTAAGTGATTGACATCAGGTTTATTATACCTTTCTACATAACTATATGATGATGATAAAGATGCTGAAGTAGCTGTATCAACATCATACATTTCTATTCCTTTAAGTCCGAAAGTAAAATCTTGTTTTACTACAACATCTGGAACACCATCTTCATTCCCAACAAAATCAGTTGTCCAGGAACCTGAAAGTTGTGGTATATAACTTGAGTATCCACTTGACCTAACAAGACTATTAAAAGTATCTCTTTCTCCGATAGCTTCATCTATCTCATTACCTACTTCATACGAATATCTAAGAATAAATGTTGTATCGGGAACATCAAAATTAGGAATAGTCTGACCATAATTTACTTCATACTTAGAAGAAGATGTTATCCCATAACTATTCAAAATTGTGTTAAATTCAGTTAAAACATTTGGATGTGGCTGTTGTTGCCAACCATTTACATTTCTTGTCACATGAACTATTGAAGTATGTCCACTTTCACTAATATATGCCGCCATAGCATGCATATCAAACTTTTTAGATGTTGGACTTAAACCTATCGATTGTGAAAATTCAGCATTCCAATTATTATTTACATGCTGACTTTCTATTGCAATAGTAACATTTGCCTCAAGTAGACTTAAAGATCCAGAACTTGGCAACCAATCAAATGATGTTATAACTCCATGATGATTATTCTTACCAGCCCAATATTGAGCATTACTACTGGTCAAGAACATATTTGCCAGGTTTAATGATTGAGATACTATTCTATCTTCATAGGTACTTTGTTTATATAATACAGACATGCATTTCTCCTTATCAATAAATATAAAGAATCAAGTTTTATCCCACTTCAAATCATCCCACTTTACAGATGGTATTTTTGTTTTATAACTAACATCGTCTACTGAACCAACTTGGCTCAAATCAGTAATATTCAAATATAATTTATTATTCTTTATAAGAGGATTATCTTCCCATTTTTCAGAATCAGAAGTTGGTTCAACTACACCATATGCATACTCCCATCCAAACATATTTGGATTATAAATTTTTCTAATTGGATGTGGGATTTTATTGGATACAAAAACTCCATACAAATGATATGATGGAATATTATATCTAAGAGATGCATTAATTACACCAGAATCGATACTATAAGTAGCACTTATCTTATCTGAATTATCTTTTATCAGTATATCTGCTAGTGGTGATGTTGGTAATGTTTCGAGATTAAATTTTTTGGCAAAATCCAAATGAAAATCTAATTCTTGTTTCCATACTTTTTTTTCAATGTATGGATGTAATTTATAAAAAATATTTTTGTCTGAATATTTCTCTTTGAGTTTCAATAAAATACTTTCATAAACTTCACCAAACTCATCAGAAAAATAGTGATATTGACTAAAAAATATAACACTACCTTCTGTTAAATCACTATTATTCACGATAGAATAGACTTGATACCCAAGACACTAACCCAAGCGTTACAAATACAAGAGCATATGGTCGTGTGGTGTCATTATAAAATAATTCTCCTACCATCCAAGTCGCGTTTGCAGACAACCAAAACATAATCGATAAGTTTTGAAAAAACTGAAACCTATCCGAAAATGATTTCCACGATATAAATACTGCAAGTCCTACGGTTGGAACAAGTATAATTGGGCCCACTATTGGCCACAATAGTAACCAACACATATCTTTTAATAACCATAGCAATGAGTGAAAATGTTCTAAACTTAATTTACTTTTATTATTTGATGTAAACGGCATTATATCTCCTTACATTCTATTATTCGTTCATTACACACATGACATTCACCACAAGGTTCTCTGTCGTTTGGATACCAACAAGTCCAAGTGTAATATAATAAGTCATCAAACCCTTTTTGTTTTGCAACTTCTAACATCTCTTTCTTATTGGTATGTCTTAGTGGTTGAACTAATCCACTAAATATTTTTAAATCTTTATACTTGGATGGTAATTTATCTACATCCATTATACCATCTTCTATTGAACAATCAACTTCTTCGTAAAATTCACCTTCTATGTGGTCATTTCCCCAATATAAATCATAACCAAATTGTTTTTGAAACCTTACCATTAAATCTGTATAAACTGGTAACCAACCTTTTTCTGATATAGTATCAGGAATCCATTCATTATATTTCTCTATAACTTTACTAACTTTTTCATCTTCTTTTATTGGTTCAGTTATAACAATGTAAGGTAATAACAATGATTTCGAATTGGGCATTTCATTATGTATTTTTTCTTGTAACCAATCCATCCGTTCTAATTCTATATCAGTTGATTTTCTCGGATATGTATCCCCACCCCTTTGCTTTACAAGTGAATTTGCATGATATCCACCATGATTTACTCTGTCATCTATGTATATTGGTTGTACTACTTTCCCTTCTAAAATAAGATTACAAAGTAAAAAAGTAGAATCATAACCACTTGTCCATAATAAATAATGAACATTCTTCCAATTATCATCTACATAACCAATTTTTTTGAGTGCCTTTTCTGCTTGTGGATTATCAGTAACACATAATAATTTTTTATAACCTAAATTATACAACCTATCATTTCTTATTAATGCCATTTCTTCAAATAAATCTGTTCCTCTTAATTTTAGCTTTAACCAAGTATTATAAATATACAAATTCTTTTTAGACTTAATTGATATCCAACTACAACTTATTGGTTTCTTATCCTTTAAAACCAACCATAAAATTTCACCCTTATCAAATCTTTCAACTACATCATCAAATGACCAAATATCATCCCATTCAACAGAAAGTTCTTCGTGTATATCATAAATTAATTCGTTAATAATCTTTTCATAACTACCAACCTCATTTAACAATAAACATTCTAAATCAACATCAATATCAGATGGTTTTATTTCACAAGATAAAAACTTTGGAATCACTTAGAATACCCATCAGATAAAACTAAGCTATCTACATCACTACATAAAACAATAACTCGTGTAAATTGTTGAAAATCTTCTGACCAATAAAGTTTTTTAAATTTACTTTCATCAATCCAATTTTTAAATGATTTATCATTAGCTGCAAATGAATCTATTTCACCATTAGGATCAAATGAGTATCTCATTATAAAAACATTTTTTGGAACATCAAATTTGGGTATTGGGGCTGGCCAAGAATCAATAATATACTCATCGTAATCTATTTTACTTGAGTCTAACGAACTTTTCAGTTTGGCCTTAAATTCTGATGATGGATTGTCACTATGGTCTATATTCGTCAATCCTAATATATGAGTAAAATCATTCTTGTTGAAAAATTCTACTAATCTGTCAAATTTAAAATTTTTAGACTCTAAATCTGACAAATCAATGTTTGTGTTAACCCCAACTATATAATAATTATCCCCATCTGATTTCCAATCAAGGGAAAGACAAACTCCAGCGTAATCATTGGTCTCTCTTAGAAATCCATTATTTCTCCAAAATTCTGAAATTTCTAAAGATTTAGATTCTATATCATT